TGTAAGTCAACAAGTTGTTCAAATTGCTACAGATAGAATCGATTCTGTCGCATTCGTATCACCTCCATTAGCAAATACTCTTGGTACAGGTGGAGATTCATCTGGTCCTGCACAACAAATCGTAAATTACTTCCAAGGACTAAACGCTTACAGCTCATATGCTGTAGCTGATAGCGGTTGGAAATATATGTACGACAAGTATAACGATGTATATCGTTGGGTTCCATTAAATGGTGATATTGCAGGTCTTTGCGCTTATACTGATAACGTAAAAGATCCATGGTGGTCACCTGCAGGATTACAACGTGGCTCGATTAAGAATGTAATTAAACTTGCATTTAATCCTAACCAAGCATCACGTGATCTTCTTTATAAGAATGGTGTAAACCCAGTAGTGTCATTCCCTGGACAAGGAACAATTCTATACGGCGACAAGACAATGCAAAATCGTCCAAGTGCATTTGATCGCATCAATGTACGTCGTCTATTCATTGTTCTAGAAAAAACAATTTCACAAGCTGCACAATCAAGCTTATTTGAAATTAATGATGAATTTACGCAATCACAATTTGTTGCTCTAGTTGATCCGTTCTTAAGAACAGTTCAAGGTCGTCGTGGAATTTATGCTTATAAGATTGTTTGTGACGATTCAAACAATACTCCAGCTGTGGTTGACGCAAATCAATTTGTTGGTGACATCTATATTCAACCAGCTCGTAGCATTAACTTTATCCAATTGAATTTCGTGGCTACAAGAACTGGTGTCAACTTCAGTGAAGTTGTTGGACAGTTCTAATAAATAAAAGAAATTCCTAGGAGAATAACATGGCATTCACTGTAGATCAATTTAGAACAAATTTAGTAGGCGACGGCGCTCGTCCTAATTTATTTGAAGTGAGATTAACAACTTGGCCAGCATACGTCACAAGTCCTGGTCCTCAAACATTGTCATTTTTGGCAAACTCTACATCACTACCTGGATCAGATATTGGCATAACACCACTTCAATACTTTGGTCGTGAAGTTAAGTTAGCTGGAAATAGAACATATCCAGAATGGACAGTGACAATTATTAATGATGAAAATTTCAAATTAAGAAAAGCATTTGAACAGTGGCATTATGGCATTAACGGTCCTGTTGGAAACAAAAGAACAGGAGCAGCTACTACACTAGATCTCGGATATGGTGTAAATGCTTCTGTAATACAATATGGCAAAGAAGGCGATAAACTACATGTTTATACTTTCGCAGGACTATGGCCAACTAACGTGGCTCCAATTGAATTAGCATGGGGCACAAATGATCAAATTGAAGAATTTACTGTAACTTTCGCATACCAATACTGGACAACCGAAGATCAGGCTTCAAGATCATAATCTTTTTGAATTTGGGGAGGGCTTTTCCTCCCCATTTGTTATTATGAGGAAATAAAGATGGCAATTAAACTTTTTGGTTTTCGTATCGTCCGAGAGGATGATGAAGAACAATTACTTCCCACACCAGTATCGCCGCAACTCGAAGACGGCGCGATTAACATCCAGACTGGTGCTCACTATGGCATCTATGTTGATTTAGATGGATCCTATAGAACTGAAATCGATCTAATTACAAAATATCGTACAATGGCAATGCAACCAGAAATGGAAACAGCCATTGAAGATATTATTAATGAAGCAATCGTTCATGATAATCGTGGGCAAATCGTAAAGATTGATCTTGACGAATTAGATCAACCAGACAGCATTAAGAAAATGATTCGTTCGGAGTTTAAAGAGATTACAAAACTTTTAGACTTTAATGCGTTCGCATCAGATTTATTCAGAAGATGGTATGTAGACGGACGTTTATATTACCATGTTGTTATTGATCCAGAAAACCCAAGAGCTGGTATCAAACAATTAATTTATATCGACCCACGTCGTATTCGTAAAATTCGTAACATCACAAAGAAAAAAGAAAACGGTACAGAAGTTATTGATCGTATCGACACATTCTATTTGTACAATGAAAAATTAACAAACAACAATGTACAATCTCCACAATTACTGGGAAGCTATGCTGGAGGCGTTAAATTAAGCGAGGACTCGGTTGTCCACTTAACATCAGGTCTATTTGATCCAGCAAAATCGACGGTGCTTTCATATTTACATAAAGCAATCCGTCCAATGAACCAGTTGCGTTTCGTTGAAGATGCAACTGTTATCTATCGCGTATCCCGTGCACCAGAACGTCGCGTATTCTACGTCGACGTAGGCAACATGCCTCGAGCTAAAGCCGAACAATATCTAAAAGACATTATGACGAAGTTTAGAAATAAACTCACGTATGATGCTGGCACAGGTGAAATTCGCGATGACCGTAAGCATATGTCAATGCTCGAAGACTTCTGGATGCCACGTCGTGGCGAAGGTAAGTCTACCGAAATTACAACTCTTCCAGCAGGTCAAAACCTTGGTCAAATGGAAGACGTTCACTATTTCGAAAAGAAATTATATCGAGCATTGAATGTGCCTATTTCTAGAATGGAAGCTCAACAAGGATTCTCATTAGGTCGTTCTAATGAAATTACTCGCGACGA